CGGTACCGAGACAGGATGTCGCCGCGCATCAACCCCTCGAGGTTGTGCTCAATTTTGTAGACCTCGCGCTCAGCCGGGGTGAGACACGCGATGGTGAGAGCCGATTCGACCGCCTGCGCCTGGGTGGAGAGCGCACCCGTCACGTAGTCAATCGACTGTTGCTCGATGTTGGAGAACGTCGCCCTCTCAAGCGACTGGACAAGGTGGGGAGGCATACGGAATATACGGCATATCTCTATTACCTGCTCACGCCGTGCCTCGACAAGTTGAGAATTTTCCGCGTCATCTCCTACCTTCTGGAGCTTCATGTCCTCCTCGAGCAGGGCGAACTTGTGCCGCTTTTTGGAGCCTCTGAAATTATTTTTGAAGCTATCCTCAAGGCGCTTCGCGGCCTCAACCGATAGATGCTTAGGATGGATGAGCACGGTTGCCGGGGTTGCACCGTTGGCATAATAGGCCGACGCGTATTCCTGTTGCCCGATAGCAAGGCCAAGCGCATCACGCGCACGGCTTACAAGCGAGTCCCCTCGATACCCGTCGCCATTGACTATAGGGCCGGGCAGATGGAATATCTTATCTCGCCCAAACTCCTTGCCGTCAATCACGTATCTAATCTGCCCGAAAGAGTCCAAGAACACATTTGATACGCGGTCAGGATGTATGCGGTGCATTGCGTAGAGCGTCTTTGCAAGGGAGCTTTCCTTTTCCGCGAACCCGTCGCCATGTAAGAGGCTGTCAGCGGTCAGGGCTTGCCTGAATAGATCGGCGGTCTGGTAGTCGTTAGGAGCATCGGCAAGGAGGCGCATCTCGTCCCGCTCGTAGGCAGGGCGATACGTGCCGTTAAACTCATGGAACATTTTGAAGGGAAGCATCCCGCACGTCTCGGAGATTGCCCGGACACAGGCCAGCACAGCTGGAATCTTTAGGCACTCGTCAACAGTAACCGTATTTCCCGATGTGGACAGCCCCCAAATATTCGAATACGTCGCTTGATTCGGCGGTAACTCTCGGCTCGCGAATACCTGCCGGAGCTTGGAGAATATGCCCACGCGTTTTATTTCGTGCTCTTTCATAGGGCGATAATCCCCCTTGTCTCGTAGACGCTCTCGCCGTCGCCCTCGTGCCTGATTGCTCGGTCAAGCGCCATGATGAGTGCCACGATACCGTCGATCTTTTCGGTTGACTTCTCTTTGTCAGGCTTCAGGTTCCCGGCGGGGTCTTTGCGTACTACCATGTTATCGGCCATCCAGCGCAGTACAGGATTCCCGCCATGCCGTATCTTGTGGCCTAACACGAGGTTCAACAATTCCTTGGTTGGCCCTGACATCGACTGGAAGCCCTGCCCAAAGGGTACCATTGTCGCTCCGTCATCCTCAAGGTCACGCACAAGCTGGGAAGCGTTCCAGCGGTCATAGGCAATCTCAAGGATCTGATATCTCTCGCCCAAGTCCCGTACCTTTTCGCGGATCGCGTTATAGTCAATAGTGTTTCCTGGCGTTGTCTCGATGTACCCTGCGTCTACCCATTGAGCATACATCTCGTGATCGTGCTTCGTGCGGAGCGTATCCTCGGGAATCCAGAAATGCGGCATGACATCGAATGTCCCTTCGTCGTTGATGTGCACCATTACAAAGGCTGCAATATCCGTAGTCGATGCAAGGTCAAGCCCCGCGTACATCTCGCCGTCTGAGTCTAAATCCTCAAGAGGTAGGCAAGCGTCCCAATGCGACATTGGCAGGAATCGGCTCTCTTGCTTTACCCATTGGTTAAGTCTGAGTTGCCGGAAAGTGTTTTCAAGCGCCGGGGTTTCCTGCGCCATCTTGCAGGCTTCGCGTACTGAGTTTATGGATATTGTATGGTCAAGGGAGGGATTGCATTTATACCAGACTCCCTCATCTGTCCAGTCATCGTCATCCTTCGCATAGTACAGCACGGGGAGAAATGAAGGATCGTCAACAATCCCCTCTGCAACCTTGCGCGCATACTCGTGCTGTTCAAAGCATATCGAATGCCGGTCATATCCCGCCGTTGTAATGGCAAAGAATATAGGCTGTAGCCGTGCGTCGCCTGATCCGGCGGTCAGTACGTCCCATAGCTCCCGGTTCGGCTGGGCGTGGAGTTCGTCGAAGATTACCGCCTGAGTATTGAAGCCGTGTTTAGTATGTGCCTCAGCGGAAAGTACGCGGTATACGCCGCCGTTGTTGTGGATTATGCGTTTTGTCGAATCTATGATTTTACAGCGTCGAGCGAGAGCAGGGGAGTTACGTACCATTTCGGCAGCAACGTTGAACACGATAGCGGCCTGATCGCGGTCAGAAGCAGCACTGTATATCTCAGCGCCCGGCTCATTGTCGGCAAACAGTAGGCGCAAAGCAATGCCAGCGCCTAGCTCAGATTTTCCATTCTTCTTCGGAATTTCAACGTACACGCGCTTGTACTGTCTGGTTCCATCGGCCTTGACGGTGCCGAATAGCTTGCCGATAACTTCTTTTTGCCAGGGTAGCAGTTCGAACGGAGTTCCAGCCCAGCGGCCTTTCGTGTGAGTAAGATAGCGCGGAAACCAATCGATTGCGCGCTGGGCCAGGTCTGGGTTAAACATCAGTCTAAATCCTCATCCCCGCCGTCATCTTTCGGTGTCAGGTCAATCCGGCTTCGAGCGCTCGGAGTGAATCCGAACTGTATCGCAAAGTCTTTAACCTGCTTCATTGCCGTGTTCGCCATTGCCACTTCCGGCCTCGGCATAACGTAGCCGGTAGCCGTTTCGAATACGTGCCCCTTCTCTTGGATAACCGCCTCTGCCTGTTGCAGATCGGAATACGCTTTGCAGTAACACGCAAATGCTGCAAGATCGCCAGCGGTCAGCATCGCAAGATTGCCAAGCTCCGGGCCAATCCTCGCCCACTCTTTTCTGGCAAGCTCATCGAGCCATGAAGGGCAGGCCGGTACTTTCGGGCTAAACTTAGGCGGGCGCTTCCTGTTCTTCTCATGCCCTTTATTGCCCTCAAGCCGCTTGACCTCGTCAGGCTTCGGTGCTGGCCCTCGTACTCCCATGCTAAAAAACCCCCACCCTGGAAACTATAGGACGCTTATCTGAGGG